GCCCGCGATGCGGCCGCGCAGATAATCGAGATCGTAGATCGAACGCCAGCCCGCCACGGCGTCGAGATGCGCGTGGCCGTCGCGCCAGTCGGTCAGGGCTGCATAATTGTCGATGCCGATGAAATCGACATTGGTATCGGCCCAGAGCGGATCGAGATGAAAATGGAGATCGCCCGTGCCATCGCCCGGCGCGTGGCCCGCATATTCCGACCAGTCGGCCGCATAGGAGATTTTCGTCGCGGGCCCGAGGATCGCGCGCACATCGGCGGCGAGCGTCTTCAGCGCCGCGACGGCCGGATAGGTGCCGGCCGCACTCCGCACTTGCGTCAGCGCCTTCAGTTCCGAGCCGATCAGGAAGGCGTCGACGCCGCCGGCATCGGCGCAAAGCTGCGCATAGTGCAGCACCATGCGGCGATAGGACCATTCGCTTCCCGTGGGCAATCCGCTGCCGAAGAATGCCGCGACCTGCGTTGCCGCCGCGCTTGTCTTGTCGGGCGTGCCGTCGCGGCCGGGCGCCGGGTCGCAGGTGATGCGCCCGCGCCACGGATAGGCGGGTTGCGCGGCCGCATCGCTCCACGGGTCGGGCAGTTCGTTGCCGGCCGCCACATCCATCATCACGAAGGGATAAAAGACCGCCGCAAGCCCGCGCGCCTTGATGTCCTGCAACGCCCGCACAACCGATGCATCCGACGGCGTGCCGCCATAGGCCGGACGGCCATCGATCGTGCTGACGGTTTGCGCGGCGGCGCGCGTGAGCCCCGCGACCGACCAGTGTCCCGGCTGCGTGATCTTGTGGCCGATTTCGACCTTCGGGCGAACCGTGCAATGCCCGCAGCGCAGATCGTCGCCGAACCAGCTCACCACCAGCGACACGGCCTTTGCGTTCGGGCAGGTCGCCTCGAGATCGTCGAGCGCCACGTGCCAGTCGGCGCGGGCATCGGATGTATGCACGTTCAGCGCCCGGCTCGACGTCTCGCTCAGGATTTCGCGCTGCGGGCTCGTGTCGTAGACGAATTCGCCCGCACCGGGGATCATCGTCACCGCGCGCACCATGCCTTCGACTTCGCTCAACGCGCGGAACACCTCGAAGCTCAGCTGCGGAATGCGATTGCCGAAGGGCGTCACATCCATGTCCTCGAAGACGACATAGGCCGTGCCGCGACAGGCGGGCGCC